TATATCCTGTGCCAATGCTGACCGCTTGAGAGGGTCTTCTATATCAGCAATGGCTTCCATAAACTTAATAAAGGCATCCTCTGGGCTTAAACCCTTGAAGTCTTCAACTGATAGGCCGAGTCCATTCAAGGCATCGACTGATGTTGAAAGTCCCAGCTCGGCATCAAGCAGGGTTGATGCCATGCGTTTGATACCCTTCTCAATACCCTGAATACTTGTGCCACTTATTTCAGCAGCATGGCGTAGTTCAGATAGAGCTTCAGTAGAAAAGCCAGTCTTTCTTGCTAATTTAGCGACCTCATCGCCCATCTCGGCAAAGGTTTTAATAGACAAAGCGCCGGCAGCTACAATAGCCCCACCAGCAGCTACCATACCTAAACCGATAGCCTTCTGGTGCTTCTTTATGCTAGCCCCAATGCCCTGCATTCCTTTGTCCAGGTCTTTTGTATCTACACCTAATTTTAGGATGGCATCGCCTACGGATATACTCAATTTATTATCTCCTTACGATTAGTGTTGCAATCTATCACTGGAGTATAAACCAGGTCATCCACATGCTGGTAAAAATGGTTATGTAGGTCAGCATATTTTAGTTTGGGAAAAGGCTAAACGTATCAAGTTTTTGGAAGATGAAATAAGGAAGTTAAAATAGTGACTAACTGCCATCTATTTCTTTACCACCTTTACCTTGCTGCCCATTGTCCTTAAATTATCAAATTGTCTGATAACATCATCAGGTTGTGAATATTCAGGTTTGCCCTTGGTGGCTTGATTTTCCTGTTTCTTCCTCTCAACCAATTTCTCCACCATGAGGTCTAATAATTCATCAGTCCAGTTATTCGCGATGTAGTCAGGAGTTATATGCCATTCGGCCAGCATAAACTCAAATGCACCACCTATCGAGAAGTGGTTTTCGGAACCTCCAGCATCCTCATCATCGCTTCTGGTAGTGCTTCCGCTAAAGGGAAGGCTATCTTTATCACCTCCGCAAAAGCATCCCTCAATTCGGCGTCAGTGGCTACCCCTTCAATCTCTTCCCTGTTCAAGTCCTTAGCATAATCAAAGAAGAGGCTAGCAACCTGGTCCGGTATAGTAACAAGTAATTGAGTCAATGCTTCCCCAAAGCCTTTTGTGTCATCCGTAGTTATATTTACCAATTCGGGGAGTGGCGCAATTAGTTTGATTACTTTCTGCCGCCACTCCCTTGAATCACGGATAACAAGGGGGCAGATTTCATATTCTCGCCCCCCCAGAATTACCTTTATACCAGCTTGAACGATTTTATCTTCTTCGGTTCTCTCCATAAGAAACTCCTTTTTTATTTTGTTTATGCATAGGTTATATTGACAACATCTGCACCAGATACGCCTTGATAGGCTTTGAAGGTAGCAGCAATTTTTGTCTTTTCACCCTTCTTGTATTCCAATGTTACTGTGCCAACAGGATTAGCATAGGGTATATAGATAGTACAAGTTAATCCACCAGGAGCACTACCCACAAATCTGAGAGCCATATTCCTCATGGCACCAGCGCCAAGGTCTACAATTCCAGCACCACCCGTCAATGCACCTGCCATTACATTCTCAATATTGGTAAGTAAATCTTCAGCACAGATAACAGTTAGTGTTGCCTCTTCTTTGGTGATAACCCGATCTATTGCAAAAGTTTCCTCTTCCACTCCAATATCTGCAATATCAGCTGTGTATTCAAAAGTTACACCCTCTTCTGTATAACCAAATTCAGTTGTCACACTAGCTGATGCCGTGCCTGGAGTAGTGTGGTAGTATAGAGTTCCTGTTCCTACCCTAACATTTGCTACAACATTTGCCATTTCCCTTTCCTCCTAAAATTTATTTACTCTGATACCCTAACTGCTAGATAGATGTCGGTCACTAGACCACTAGCAGCGGGTTTGAACCAAACTTTGCCATCTGTGTTATTGAAAAGATGTGGCTTCCAGGGACCGAAGATGGATGTCCCGCTAGATGTTGGTGTTGGTGTGAGAGATTCAGTGCGACCATATTGGTTTGATATAGCCGTGAAAGTGAGTTGTTTTGCCGCCGCTCCACAGACACATACCAGAACAGTTTTACCATCATTCGGGATTTTGAAGTAATCCGAACCTGCTGCATTTCCCAGTCTTTTACTGGTATGGGCTGCTACATCCAGCACACCATCCTTATCCGCATCCACTACCACGAAAGTTATAACTGCCATATTTTCACCTCCTTGAAATTATTTAGCTCGGATTTGCTACTTTTACAGCGACAAATTTAATAGTCGCCGTGGCTGCATTGCTTGGAATAAAACGAATACGCCCAGCAGATGTATTCCAGAGAAGGGGCAGGAATGGTCCCATAAGCCCCACTTTACCTAAAGCCACTATTGGAGAATTGGTCTCGGTTCTCCCATCTGGGTCAGCTACTGCCTGAAAGACTTGAGTTGAACTCAAAGCACCATCAGCATTGCTAACAATCAAAATGGTTCGCCCATCATTAGCAAACTCTACTCCATTGGCATAAGTAGCACTATCCCAAACTACCGCTGCAGTTACCAAGTCAAGCAACGCTGCCGGGCCCGCCTTTGTCGCATCCACAACTGTCAATTGTTGCCACGCCATAATTCACCTCCTATATCACTTAAATTCGCCTAGATTTCAATTCTAGTGCGTTAGAGCATAGGCTATTCAGCCCGTATCATAATGCTGAAAAAAGTAAGGATTCTAAAATAATTTGGCACTAACTCATCCACGAGGTCCTGCCCCTGTACCTCTTCTATGGCACTCATAATGCGGTATGACCATATAATCGGGAACACAAGAGGGAACGGATAGGAGATTATCTGATTCTGTATACCCTGTAAATTATCATATAAGGCACGGTAAACCTGTCTGGCTATAGTAAAGCCAGATGTTACCACCCCTGCTACTTCTGTATCTTTTGCCCAACAGTCAAATTGAACTGAAGGAGTTATTAGCCCTGGGATATATGGAGTTGAAGTTCCCCCTCTGGAAAAGAAACTGACCGCTGGGAGGGTGGCATTTTCGGGTAGTCGAGGGCAATATATCCTAGTACCCACTAAAGCTGTCAAGGTTGTGCAGGTATCTAAATACGCTTTTATAATTGAGTTGGTATCTGCTATAGCCATTATCCTAAGTGTGCCTTTATATTATTGGGTAGATTCTTTATGTTCATATCTAGGGCTGGCTTGAAGTAAGGGCGGGGATTCGGTCTTTTCCCATGACCTATTTCCAACCAACCACCATACCCTGAAGTTGAATAGACAGCGCCTTCTAACTTGCTATCATCTACAACTCGTTCTGGTTCAGCATCTTCACCTTGCTGAACTGTTCCCATACCTGATACTTCAGAAGCTATTGACCTAGCGTTGTGCCCTGTTAGCCATGCCCCAACAGCCTTGGCATTTTTAATAGCACCACCATGGATTTCAACTACTGTATCTCTCATACCAAGTTGAGTAGCTTTCTTTACTTTATCCTCCACTTCCTTGGTCTTGATATTGACTTTCCAATCGGTTGTTATCTTCACTTGACAAATCTCCTTAGGAGATGTATTTTTTAGTAAAGGAGGTGCGATATGTCTAGAGATTACTTAAAAGAAGGTGAATACGTTGGGCATGAAGTATATTTTCCCGATGCTGATCCCCCACAAGAAGTAATTGATAAACTTGAATCCTCTGGGTTTTGTAAAAGTAAAGATGGTTTCTATATCCCCATAGAAGGATTGGACCTATTCAAAGCCCTTGCCCATCCATACCAAGTAGGTATTATGCAAGGTAATATAATTCTAGGCGGTGGAGACCCCTATGAAACAATGAATTCCATACTCGATATGATAAATCAACTCAAGGCTGCTGGGGTCCATGGAATAGACAATTACATTGAAAAGATTAAACGGTATTCTTAACTACCTAACCGACCTCAAAAAACATTCCTTATGATGACTGTCTACGCCATCCTGTATATCTTTCACCAGTAGAATTTCATATAGGGCCCACCCCTTTATCGTTCCAGCATATACCCAAACTCTATCCTGCTCGGAAATAGTTACATCTCCTAGGAAGAGCTTATAATCAGCAATGACAAGTTCGGCACCAATTTTAAGTTCCCTGCCACCAGTGGACATCAACCTGCACGGCTCATCTCCTAAACCTGTGGCTATTGCCCAGACTATTACTGGATTGCCATAAGCATCGGTAGTATTACTGGCAACATAAGCGGTTCCTAGCACCCACACCGCGCCAGTTCCCGTTCCGCCTGTAGGCTTCCAGTATTTCCAATAGTCAAACCCGGTAATAGGTCTATTGTCGGCAGTTGCCGTATGTGCAAAGGCACAATAGTAATCATTGCCATCGGTCCCGACCACGATATTGACTTGGCTATGACGTTCAACCGTGCATGAATTAATCAGTAGACTGGCGTAGCTCATTCTATAGTCTCCTCTTCCTCTTCCCCGGTCAAGTCCATTTCAGCCCAGGTAAGATAAGGCTTTTCGGCATCCTGCTTCGCATATTCTTTTGCCAGTGTAAGTTTCTTGCTGACTGCTCCCCTTGTAAACTGATAATCGCCTATTCTTTCACTATCGAAATTGTCTGCTTCGGTAGCAGCCCAAGCCTCCAATGCCTTAGCTGCACCCATTAACACCGACCCACCCAAGTCTAAAAAGAACTGTATCTCCTCATCAGTAAACTGAGCATCAGTAATCGGAGTTATATCCGTATCATTGATTAGCCTTCTCACCTTGCCTATGTCATTTGCTAGGTCATAAGTATGTGCCATAGTTACTCCTCAATCACAATGATGCCTGAAATGAACCGTGGCTGTGTCCGCAACGGCTGTGTCAGTTTTCATTCTGCAATAAATTAGTTCACCTACATATAACTCACAGTCAAATCAGCCGCAATCGACTGGTCATAGTCAAGGTATAATCCGACCTTACACCCGACATCGTATGTCAGGGTTATTGGCTGAACAGATATGGAGGTAGTCGGGTCTAGATGAAGGATAGCGATAACATTCCCAGCCGCAGCCGGATTGTCATATACTGTAATATCGCCGGCTGTAGTCAGTCCGTTCACCACTATTGTGTGCAATACACCTTTCCTAGCAAAGACCTGGACACTTGCCGTAACATGCTTATATTGCCAAGGATACTCCGCTACTGGGTTCATATTTCACCTTCCTTACAGTCTAGCCGAGGTGAGAGGTAAAGGAGCAAAACCACCCACCCCGACTAGCCAAGTTACTTATTAGGCTACTATACTCCTTTTAGTTTACGGTGATGGCGCGCCCGGTGCTTGCTGGTAGGTCGCTCGCCAATCTAGCTTGTTGGCGCCGATGCAAAGCCTCACGCGGTATAGAATGTTGTCCGTGGCGAAGTCGCCGTCCATCGGGCCGATTGCTCCACCACCAATAGTCACCTTGTCGCTTGCCTTCATGCAGATTTCCGGTCGTTCATGGCCGCTCAGATGGTCAACCTCGATGCATGCTATGTCACTTGGCGCTGCAAACAGATACCAAGAATAGTCACCGTAGGTCGTATCCACAATCGGCAGCCATGGGTCGACTATCCACTCCAAACCATACTGGGCAATGACGTTGGTTGTGGGATAAGGTGTAGGAGCCACGCCACCAGTTATGTCTACCCACATCTTGGTGGATGAAGTCAGGATTTGCCGAGCCGTAAATTCCAAAGCCGGGGGCACAACCAGGTATTTCGGCCTGTTCTTAATAGGAATTGTCAGGCTTCTGTCCCTAAACATGTGCATAAGAGCTACAGTTGCTTCAAGGTTCCGGATGGTTAAGGGCAAGGTGCCGGAGTTAATCTCGTTGGCCGTTGCGTTGTCGTATAGGTTGCCCAAAGC